CACGGTCGCAATTGCACACCGTCAAAACAAAGGTCATGGAATTGGTCATTGGCTTTGACGGTGTCACGGTCACATGATTGGTCATCATCAACAAATGAAAATCAGCAAAACAAGACAATTCACGTTCCAAGCCGCACATTATCTCGAGGGTCACACCGGGATGTTTGGTCACATTCACGGTCATTCGTGGAAATTAGATGTGACCATCACATCCCCGTCGTTGCTCGAGTCGGGTGTCGAACGCGGCACGGTCATCGATTGCGAGCGTTTTGAGACGTTGGTGCGTCCGGTCGTCGATCAATTCAACCATTGCATGATCGTCGAATCATTGACCCACGTGTTCCGTGAATCCGGTCAAATCAATCTCGAGGTGCCGGAACGTACCGACGCACGAATGCAGGTCATCGGGGTTCGACCAACGTGCGAAAACATTGCCAAAGTCATTTGGGATAGAATCCGAACGGTTTTGCCTGTCCATGTCGAATTGACACGGTTGAAATTGGTCGAAACCGAATCCTCGTGGGTGGAAATCGAAAAATGAAAAAGGTTGTCAAAATATTCCAATTCGTGAACGGATTCGCGGCATCGAACACGAGCGTGTTTGAAGCCGTGTTTGCCACACGCACGGGTGCATCGAACGGATTCCAGGTCTTTAACGTCGGACCGGATGCCGCAGAATTTTCGTTCCAAGCGGGTGTCGAAACCATGACCACGTTGAACGTCGGTGAATCGGTCCAATTGCCTTGGGCGGCACCATTGACGTTGTTCGTGCGTGGCAATAGTGAATTGAACGTGGCAGAGGTAGAATTCGACCAATGAACGGCAAGCCATTTTCGCCAAGGTCATTTGAAAATGACACCCGAGGCACCATCGTCGTTGGTGGCAAGCCGTGTGCATACGTCCGAACATCTTTGACGGGTGTGAACGGTGTCGGCATTTTCAACGGTCGGTGCAATCTTATCGGCATCGTGGTCAACAAGCCCGCAACCGGGGAATTCATCACTCGCGATTCCACGGCAAATTCCGGCACGGTCGTGTTGCAACCAACGCTTGCCGCAGGGAATCCATTCACGTTGATGATGCCAGCACCATTGACCATGATCAATGGAATTTATCACCACGTTGCGTCCGGCACGGTCGACGTAACATACATTTACGAGGTTTTATAAATGGATTTACGGGTGCCGGGAACCACACCAACAAAGGTGAAGTACAACACCGCATCGACCACCGATGTGTTTGATGGTCTTGGAACCGGGTCCGACACGTCGACGTTTGGCACGGGTGCAAATTTGGACACGGCTGGGCTTGGTGGTGCGGTCGCATCGACATCATCCATCGTCGCGGCAAACGTGCCTGGGTCATCGATCAATTCGGTTCAATGGACCCACGCGATCAATGCCAATTCCACGCTTGATGTCAATATCCAAAACGCACCCAAGAAGCGTCCGATTCGGCTTGACATCTTCGTTCAACGACCAATCGGAACCACCCAGACCGGGTTTTGGATTCCGGGGATGGATGTTCGATTTGCTGTTGATTCCGGGTTCACCGGGAATTGGTCGCAGAAGATTGTGCCGTTGCACTTGGGGATGAATTCCATCGTCATCGGTGGTGGATACACGGCATTTGGTGGGGCATCCGAATTGCCGTCCGGTGAATTCAACGAAGGTTCCGGTGGAACACTCGCAACATTGAATGCGTCCGGCACGATGTGGGACGGCAATGTGCGGTTTGCACGGTTCCGTGTTGCTGGTGGTGGTGCGGGTCGTGCGGGTCGATACAACATGGTTTCGATGGAAACCGATGTCGACAACATCCCGCAATTGGCTTTGGTGTTCGATGACCAATACCGACGGGTTTTCCTTCATGCAAAGGACGTGTTGAACTCGCGTGGAATCTATTTTGCAATTGCGGTCATCGGTTCGTTGATTGGTTCCGATGCCGGGTTGACCTACATGACCAAGACGCAATTGCTCGAGACGATTGCGGCAGGAAATGAGACGTTGAACCACACATTCAACCATTTCGACGCAACGGCAATTGCAACCAAAACCCGTGTCGAATGCGACGACGAAATCCGGCGAAACGAAGATTTGCTTGGTGCCGAGTATTCGACCAAAGGGAATTGCCATAAGATTTTGGTTACACCGCAAGGTGCCGACGGGTCGCTTCCGGCGGCAACGTGGCGGCAAGCCATTTCCGAAGCCGACATCAATTGGTCATTGGGAACGTGCAACCGTGGATTCCCACGACTTCGTCAACGCAACATGGTTCCCCGTGTGTGGATTGACACCGTCACGACGTTTGGTGGTGTGGCACCCACAATTGACCAAATCATTCAATGCCTATGGTCCAACATCGTCGTCGGCAATTCCCAAATCTGTATGCTTCACGACATCTTGAACGATGTCGGACCATCGGTGAACCCGTTGCAAATCACGTTGAATGACTTGATCAAGCTTGCCGACACGTTGCAATATTGGGTCGCAATCGGTGCCGTGCAAATCGTGTTGCCGTCGGAATTGCTCCAGAATCACACGTCGGAATTAATGGATCTTCCTCCGGTCATTTGATTCCCACCATCCCCGGTCAATAAATTGCCACGTTTTCGCGGTCGTGCGGCACGGATACGTCATCGACCATCAATCCGGCACGATTGGTCGGACACGTCCCGGAATGACCCGTAAAACGCAAAAACCGGACCGTTTGACGGGTCCGGGTGTTATTGAAGGGAAATGAACCAGGATGTTAGTTCATCGATATTCTAGCATTATTCAATGCGGATGTTGCATCGGTCACGACCACATCACGTGGCGGCAGGAATGATGCCAACGAATACCATCCCATCGATGACTTGTTGTCGGCAATGAAATGTGCCTCCCGGTATCCCGAGGCATCGACCCGGATGTTCCAGATGGTGCCGATGGATTCGACCCCTGCTCCGTCGATGTGAATGACCCGTGACCCGCATCGAATGTTGCGACGCATGGTTGCGACTTGTTGCAGATACCGGGAATTATTGAATTTGGATTGGATGCGGGTGAACAACCCGATTGATTGTGTGATTGATTTCATGTCTTTTCGATTTGTGGTTGATGGTCGTTGACCCCGGCATTCACCGGGGTCGTGGTCGTCGAATCATTGGAATCGTTGCGTTGCCGACTCGAGGTCGACTTCATTGCGGGTGCCGTTTTCCAGGATGAACACCCGGTATTCGCACTTCAAAAGGAACTTCACGGTTTGCATCATGATCATGTTCGATGTCGGTTTGAAATCCGATTCATCGGCAATGGTCACGGATGCGAATTCGTGAACGAATGTGGATTTGGCATCTTGACCGTATACCTTCGCGCAAAGGTGGTTGCCTTCGTAGCTTTTCAATGCGGTCCAAATCACGTAAGATGGTGCGGTTGCGGTCGTGGTGGTCGTCGTGGTCGGGTTCATGTTGCTTTTCTTCATGTCATGTACATTGTACACCATATTTCACCCGTGTCAACACCCTTTTGATGATTTATCATAAAATTATCATAAAGTTATGATAAGCGGTCAATCGGGATGCGGTGTGTTCATGTATCGCATGATGAATGCCGGGATGGTTTGACGTGCGGTCCACGGGTTCATGGTGAACACCCGCATCGGTGCGAACCGTGGGTCCATCCAGGGTCGCGGGTCGATCTTCGCGGGTCCAATGTCGACGGTGCGTCGTGCCGGGTTGATCAACGCATTGCCGGGTCGGAATGCGTCGACGTATGCCGGGTGAAGGAACCGTGACCGTGGTTCGCACACGTCGTCGGTGTGCAATGCCACGGTTTCCCACCGGGTGTTGAATACACGTTCCATCGGGGTCATCGTTGTTGACCCATTCCCAATTGGGATTCGAGGAACGACAATGCCGAGTTGGGCATATTGCGGAACCCGAGGTCATCCGGCTTCCGAAGCCACGAAGCCACGGTGTCAAGGGATTTCATGGTCAATACGGCAACCTGTTGACGGTTCAATTTTTCCGATTTCATGATTTCGCGTAGTCGTTGGTTGTTGGTTTTCATTTTGGATTCCTTATGTCAATGTCGATGTCGTCGGTTGCGTTCCAGATGGAATCAATGGTGTCGTCTTGGATGTCACGCATCAATGCGAACAAGTCGGTTTCGGGGTCATCGTCGACCACGTCCAGGAATGACCGGGGACAATCGGAAAATGGCGGGATGATGCGCTTTTGCAATTCACGTGCGGCAATGAACGGTTTCGATGGGACCGAATATCGACCACGCTTCCCGCGAACCATGTGCGGGTTCCGTTTGCGGAATTCCGCTTCAAATTGGTCGGCAATTTCGGCGGCATTCTCGAGCGATTCAAAATCCGCATCGGACATTTGGAAGTCGGCATATCCTTTCATGATCGTGCCGAAATATCCATCGTTGGGTGCCGATTGGTACGTTTGGTCGTTCATCACGTAAAACATGATCGTCTCCAATTCACCATCCGGCATCCGAACCTTTGCGGTCGCTTTGGTGTACATCCGTGGGTACCCTTCATAAATGTCCAACGCACGTTCGCAATCGGGTGTGATTAAGAAAAGACCACCGATGACCGATGCACCCTTTTCGCGTTGGATGTCGGCAACACCCCGAAAGACCAATTTCCAGTTGTTCAATTGGCACTTGAAAAGCGGCTTGGCTTTTGGGCATCGTTGACCGAGCATTTGCGACAAATGCAGGTTTGACCCGTATGCGAAATAAAGACCACGACGGGTCGGTGAATCGGTGATGTTGAATCGATCTGGCTTCATGTCATGTACATTGTACACCCTTCGTGATGTGGTTGTCAAGGGTGTCATAGGCTTTTCAATGACCGGGTTTCAAAGAAGCCGTCAAGGTCGGGGATTTCCCGCATGATCAACCTGGCATACCGGGAACCGAAGTCGTTGTTGATTTTGAAGCCGTCATCCCCGGTGGTTGACAATGCCTCCTCGTATCGGACGACTTCGATCAATCCTTGGATGCCGTACCGGGTCACACCCTTGTTCCGCATCGTCAATGCCAATTGGACAAGCCGTCGACACACGTGCGGATTGTCCCGGTGGAATTCATCGAACCGGGATTCGATGGAACGCTTCCCGGTCGGTGGTCCAAGACGTTTGTTGCGTCGGTCGGTTTCGCGTTGGTTCATCATCCGGTTGTGTTCGGCAAGCAGGTTCGGGTGGGTCGGGTTGCCGCATGATACGTCACGCTTCCGGGTCAATACCGGGGGAATGATAACGGCTTCGGGTTGGTCGAAAAGATTGTCTTGGTGGTCAAAACGTCGGTCGGAAAATTTGTCTTGATTCATGTCATTTATCGGTCGATTCGTGCGACTTCACGGTTTGGTCGGTATTCGGGAACGTAGGTATTCAGCACGGCATTTGCCAACGACTCGAAATCCATCAATTCGATTTCGGCATCATAAACGTCCCGGACGAATCCGGGTTCGGTCGGTCGTTGATCGTGGCAATCCTTTTTGATTTGCTCGGCAAGCACATTCATCGATGATGCCGATGCCGTGCGTGGTGCCGTTGGGTGTTGTGCGGTGCAATGACGGTGGATTGCACGTGCGACGGTGGACCAATGACCCACCCGCGATTCGGAATCCAGGGATGACCACCAATGATACGTGGCACGGGTTTTCCATCCGTATGATTGAATAGCCGATGATGTCGCTTCGCATTGGAGGCAAAGCACCACCATTGATTTTGAATTGCACACACCACACCGAAGCGGTGCGTCGTCGCGGTCGGTCGATTTGGGTTTGCGTGACATCACGTCACACCCGTCGTTGGTTGTTGGTTTGGTTTCATGCCGAGTACATTGTACACCGTGATTCCCGAAAATGTCAAACCCGAAACGCGAAAAATGCCGGGTTTCCCCGGCATCCGTGTCATGCGGATTGCAATTGCCGCACGGGGTTTTCCTCGCGCTCGAATTTCCGAATCCGATTCAGGAACCACGTTCCGGCGGCACGGTCGGTCATTCTCCAGAATGTGCCTTGGGCTTGAACCGATGTCAATTTAATGGTGGTCAATGATCGAACATAGGATGTTCGCTCGGCTTCACCGTACAATGCCAACAGGAACCGCACCCACATGATGATCTTCTTTGAATTGGTCGTTCCTGCGGCTTGTCGGAATTCCATTGTGCCTTGCCGACTGAATGCAACCATGTTGATCTTTCGGTATCGGTTCGCATACGGGTTCAAGATTCGGACGATGTCGGTCATGCGGGTCACGTTGCGAAGTTGGGTCAATGTGGCATTGGTCGCGGTCATGTATCCAACCGGGTCGATTGCCGGGTTGATGGTGTGCATCGTCGATGATTGGCAATAGTAGTTGGCGTTTCCACGTCGTGACTTCGGCATTGCCATGTCGATGAAATGTTCGTTGCGGATGTATCGTGCGGCAAGGGATGCGGCTTTTTTCGGGGTCAATCGGGACACGTCCAGGTGAACGTGCAATCCGCATGACTTGTTGACTTTGATTCCCAATCGGTTCAACACGTTGCAGATGATGATGATTTCGTTCCAACATCGGTCACCGTTGCGTGGGTCGAGAATCGGGGACACGATTTCAAATCCCGTGCGTTGACCGTTGGTTCCCATCCCACCCGTTGCATCCGTGGTCAATTTCCAATGTGGTCGTGTGTCGTGGTTGTATCCTTCTGCTCGGATGTCGACACCCGCACTTCGGATTTCCGATGCGATCTGTGCCTGGGTGTATGTGCCGTCGTTGACGAATTCGATTTCAATGCCAAATGTAGTGTTCATGCCTTGGTTGCTCCAACGTTCAATGTGTACATTGTACACTATATTGGGGCATTGTCAACACGTTTTCGATTTTATTTTCAAAAATTGTTGCAAAATGCTCCAATCATGCCGAGAAATGACCATTTGATTTCCGACGCATCGTCCGACGGTGGTGCCGTGTGGGACAGGCAACCGGGTGAAACGTCCCACGCATACCAAGCCTTCTGCGCGTATCGTGATGCGGGTCCATCACGGAAAATGGACCAAGTATGGCGAGCGTTCCAGTTGGGTCGTGGCGTCATCGTTCCGGAGCATCGACGTTGTGCGTCAAATTGGTGGGTGTACTTCCGCACCCACGATTGGAAGGCACGTGCCGAAAAATACGACACCCATTTGGAATTGCAACATCGGCATCTTCGGGAATCGGCATCCCGCGAGAAAATCGAGCATCATTTGGAATCGACCCGTCAAATGATGGTTGCGTTCAAAGGTGTTGCGTTGCGGATGATTAACATTGCACGGGTCGAATTGGACCGGAAGGCGTCCGACGAATTGGCACCCGGTGTCCACACGTTGACATCGTCCCGGTTTTCGACATACGTGCGAACAGCGGCAACGTTGGCATCATTGGCATCGGAACAAGAAGCCAATGCGCTCGGCATCGATGAATTGATCGGGATTCTAAATGAGTCTGAAAATCCAATCTAAGGAACGCATCAAACGGCATCAACGTCGTTCGGAAACGCACCAAAAAATGCGTGACCGGACATCCGGCACCCGCGAATTGTCATCCGCAATCTACAAAATCCGGGAATCCATCGGACGTGCCGAAATGTCATTGCGTTCAATGGATGGTGAATCCATCGACCAACAAGCCGAACGCGCGTTGACCACATCGACCATCGATGACATGAAACGTCGCTTGGCACATTTGGAACGGGTCGAATCATCCGAATCGATGCAAATCGAAGAGAAAATCAAATGTGCCGAATCGGTCGAGTATTGGTTCGATTGGTATGCCTGGACGTATGACCCGCGAACCGTCCAGAAATACATCCCGCTCGCCATGTGGGAAAAACAACGCGAATTCGTCACGTGGTTCGGTGACCGGGAAAAAGCGAAGGAGGATGGAATCGTCGAAAAGTCACGCGATGCGGGTGCGACGTGGTTGACCATCATGATCTTATTCCACCATTGGTTGTTCATCCCCGGATTCAAAGGTGCGGTCGGTTCCCGAAAAGAAGACTTGGTTGACGAGACAGGCAACCCGGATTCGATTTTTGAGAAGTTGCGGGATGCCGCAAAATTGATTCCCGGTTGGATGATGCCGAAGGGATTGAAGCCAAAGAACCATTTTGCTTACATGAAATTCATCAACCCGGAAATCGGGTCGACCATCACGGGTGAAGCAGGTGACAATATCGGTCGTGGTGGTCGTGCGTCGGTATACGTCATCGACGAAGCCGCATTCATTGCACGTCCCCAAAAAGTCGAAGCCGCATTGTCGATGACTTCCGACGTGAAAATCTACGTATCGACCCCGAACGGGATTGGAAACGTATTCTACAAAAAGCGATTCTCAAAAGCCTTCCCGGTGTTTACGTTCAATTGGAAAGACGACCCACGGAAAGCCAAATGGGAAGTCGTCGACGGCAACGGCACCATCATCTCCATCGGTGTCGGTCGTGGTCCGGCATCCATCCCGGACCATCACAAAATCAGATTCCCTTGGTACGAAGGGATGAAGAAAAAGTACGAACACGACCCGGTGATTTTGGCGCAGGAAATCGACATCGATTATTCCGCAAGCCAGGAGGGAATCACCATCCCGGCAACGTGGGTCCGTGCGGCAATTGGGCTTCGGTTGCCACGTGTCGGGGTCATCCGTGGTGGTCTGGACGTTGCCGACGAGGGTGGTTCCAAAAACGTGTTGTGCGTCCGGCAGGGACCGTTCGTCCATGCGATTTATCATTGGACCAAAGGCAACACCACCCAAACCGCATGGAAAGCGATTGGATTGCTCGAGAAGCACGGTGCAACCGAATTCGTGTATGACTCTGCGGGTGGTTATGGGTCCGGCATCAAGGGTGCCACGCAATCATCCGAACGGGTGTTGTCGGTGTCGGTCAAAGGCATCAACGTCGGCAACCCGGCAGGGTCCGACAAATGGGACGACGGCAAAAAGGGAAGCGAGAAATTCATGAACCTGAAAGCCGAATTGTGGTGGAAATTGCGTCGTCGATTCGAGCGAGCATACGAATACGTAGAGATGGGAATTCAACACGACCCAATGGACATGATTTCGATTCCCGACCATCCCGATTTGATTGCCCAATTGTCGGTGGTGCAACATTATGAAACCGAAACCGGAAAGGTGCGGATTGAATCCAAAAAGGAATTGAAGGCACGTGGTGTGTCATCACCCGACTTTGCGGAAGCATTGGTGTTGACCGAATCCAAGGTGACGCAATTCGACGTTGCGGCTGGCGGGATGCCGTCGATGGGTGGAATGTCCGGGGTCAACTTCCAGGGTGCCGGGGTTGCCGTCGCAAACGTCGGTGGTGGTCAACGTGACCGACGGGTTGACGAATGATTTTTGGTCATGGTGTTGACTTTTGCCAATTTCGGTGTACAATGTACTCGGCATGAAACCAAGACACAGAAATATCACGGGTGATGCGTTACCGTACACCATCCACGAATGCAAGCCGTTTCCATCGGAATTCCACAAGACCGGGACGGTTCCCGGTGCCGAATACATCGAATGGGAGGTCAAAATCCGGTATTCCACCGTGCAGATGGACCAAGCCATTGTCCGGGTGTGGACCAACCACAAATCGAGCGTGAAGGTGTGCTTGACGGCACAAAGCCACAACAACCGGGTGTGGGAATTCACGACACCACGTGTGTTGTGTGACCGGGTCGAGTTGGTTCGATACGCTCGCATGATGAAGGTCATCGATGAATTGACGCACGAGGTCGACGATTCCGGGTGGGAAGGATTGTCACAACGCATTGCGGTCGGGGTGCGAAAGTCATGATGACGTTGACCCGTGAATGGGTGTTGTTCATCGGTGCGGTCACGTTGTTGATGATCGGTGCCGTGTTGTTCGTCGTGACGGCATGGAAAAACAAAGACGATTCCAGATTAAGCGATGAATGGCAGGTCGTGTTGATGGTGTCCATGATTTTTGGATTGGTCGGTGGCTTTGGCACATTCTTCTCATTCATTGAACTTGCGAACACGTTGCCAAGCGGCATTCAATCGGAGGTCCGGCAATGAAGCCGTCGGTGCATCAAGCCGTTCAATGGTTGAACATCTTTGCCAAGATGCGTGACGGGGTCGACAATCGTTGGCACGGTCATTCCACACCAACGGGAACAGTCATCCATGATCGAACCAACCAATTTCAGGTTGTCACCGACCCGGATTGGTTGATCACGTATGCGATGTTCGAGAATTTCCGATTGGCATTTCGTCGTGATGATGATTTCGTTGCGAAATTTGGTGATGCAAAATCTAATCAACCGTTTGAATATAGTTCACCGTGGGTTGCCATTGAAAATCTTGACGATTCGGATTCAATCAAATGCAATTGGATTGGATTCATGCGGTGTTCGGGTCCGGTGTTCACATCGATTGACCTTTGGCGCATCATATCGGCATTCAGCAACAAGGCATTGATGACCAATTCAATTCGTGATTTCACCGAATTCATTCACCAACAAAACCGTGACGCGGGTTGGCACGATGAACCACGGGAATTCGGCACCCAGTTGATGTTGGTCGTGTCCGAAATTGCCGAAGC